AACAATGATATTAAAAGCATATGATGCATATAAACATTGAGCACACTCAGTTCTTTTTGTTTCTCTTGCACCACCACCAGATCCACCACCTGCTTCTGGTTTTATTTGTAAACGAATAATTTTGTTTACTCTTCCATCAGTAGCAGTAATATCTACTTCATAATTTTCTCTTTTAAAATCTGCTTTGAGTCCTTTTTTCTCAATTGCTGCTCTAATTTGTTGACCTGCTTGTGCTCTTCTAGCACGTGGCACATAGGTAACAAAATTTAAATATAATTTTCCTTTAGTCTCATCAGGATTGACTAATTTTTTTATATCAATGTCATAATAAGCATAACCATCACCACCAAGACAATCAGCAACCTCATTGTACGCTCTTAACCAAGGTCCACTCAGATTATATTTACTGTCAATATGTCTTCCTTGCTTTGCCATTAAAAAAGAGGGTACTATCCCTCTTATTTATCCTCCAAATATGTAATTGCTTTGTATTTTTCATACAACTCACCAATTTGAGGTTCACTGTTACGAGACTTCCACATCTGTTGCATTATAATTTTAAAATCTTCAAGATTAACTACAACAGACAGGTCTGCAATCCTATATGGTACAGACATTGCACAGAAATCTATGTCTTTTATTGAAATATCATCAGTAGTAAACTTTTTCATTCTTATATAATCTTTCTCTGTTAAAAATAATATTAAATGAAACGCTAATTCGTTTCTCCTCTAATGGGTTAGATTGAATACCATGTTTCAACCAACCAGGAAAAAGAAGCATCGCACCTTGAGGTGCTTTAACTTCAGTTCGTTGCCCCCATTTTTGAGTAATAATACTTTCTTCTAATCCTGGTACAGGACATGCAAAAAATAAATCACTAGTTCCTTTTGGTTTTTTATGATAATATACACCTGCTATGTCTGCTTCACCATGACTGTGAATATGTCCATAATGACCTTTTTCAAACATAGCGATCCACGAGTGACTAATAAAGTAATCACCAAGTTCTCCTTCAAAATTTTCAGGCAATTTAAATAATCCCTTGAGGTACTGTTTTAACATTACATCAATTTCATTCTTTAAATTTTTTAGATTATATTTTTCAATTAAATTTTCTTTAAAATTAGAATCAGATAAAAGATGTGTAACACCCCATTCCTTCTTATGGGAAAAATCTATTTTTTGGATTGCATCATCTATCTCATCTCTAACTAATTTTTCATTTTGAATATAATCAGAATAAATTGGTGTTGGATAAAGAGCATCTAATGGCATCAGCGATCACCAACTCTACGATGCTCAGATTTCTCTACATCAAATGATCCACCAGGATATCTCTTCTCTAGTTTGTTTACATTGAGTCTAATAACTTGTTCAATGTCCACATCTAATGCCATACATGCTTGCATTACATACCACATGATGTCACCTAGTTCAATAACTAGATGTTCTTTGTTATCTTCATTCCATGGCTTGCCTTGGAAGATCATCTTCTTAATGATCTCTAGAAACTCACCACCTTCAGCGTTGATACCAACACCAGAAGTAAGAAGTCTTTCAATATTAGCACCTTCTCTATCAAGTTCACCGATACGGTCAGCGAAATCAACAAAATTAGTAGAAGCATCTGAAGTAACAGTGTCCACAAAGTGCTCATACTTCTTAAAATCAATAGTCATAATTTATACATTCCATTCAGCAAATTTAGATAATCTATTTTGTGTTTGAGAGAACTGAGGCATCTCTTCCTCCTGTGTATCCATTACAGATGTACTATCAGCAACATCATACAGTCTCATCTTCGCTCTGTCAATGCCCACCATAAACTTTTTGTTACTGGTAGGATCATTGTATCTATTCTTCAACTGTTTGACCATTATTCTTCCTTGGGATTCCAACTCCTCAGTAGAAATGAGAGCGAACATAAGATCAGCAGTAGCAGGGAGTCCAAAGGATTCTGAAGTGTCAGTGAGGTCAGGATCACTATTACCAAAACCAGCACGAGTAGTTTGAGTAGCACTGACAATCGGTACATTATGTTCCACAGCAAGTCCACGAAGCTCTTCAGCAATCGCTTTAACATACGTATAAGAATTGACAATCGCACCTTTATACCTCGCACTTGCACATATATTAAGATAGTCTATGAATATTATATCAGGTTTGAATGATTTTTTCAAACTTAAATCAGATAAGAGTGCCTTAAAATGACCCACATGAGCAGATGCCGTAGGATATTCTTTGATGATCAACTTACCTTGTGTCTTCCTAGAAATCTCTTGTACTTTACTATTAAATAAAACTTCTGGTAAATCTGCAATGTCTCTGATATTACAATTTAGAAGATTTGCATCAATTCGTTCAGCAATTTTTTCCTCTGCCATTTCACATGTAATGTATAGTACGTTCCGTCCTTGCAACAAGACGGAGCTAGCCATGTGGCACATGAATAGAGACTTCCCGACACCTGTACCAGCAAGTGCGATGTTAAGAGTTTTGTTAGGGATACCACCTTTCGTGATATAGTTAAACTTTTCAAGATCAAAGGGAATCTTTTCCTCTGTCTTGTGGTAGAACTCGTATCTATCTGTAGATTGTTCAATGTAGTCATGTCCGATGTGTTCATCAAAAGAGACAGCTAAAGCTTCCTGAAGGATGTTAGGTATAGCACCCTTGTCTAACTTGCTGTCTCCACCATCAGCAATCTTAATTGATTGCATCAACGCAAGATATATAGCACGATCTTGACACCACTTTTCTGTAGAATCAACTAACCAATCTTTATCAACCCATTCATCACTGTAGTTCTTAATGAATGTTAAACATTGCTGAAAGGTTTCGTCAGTTAAGTCACTACGATTTTGTAAATTAATATTGAGAACTTCTTTAGTAGGAACTTTATCATACTTGGTAGAGAAATCTTGTATCTCTTCAAAGATAACTTTCTCTTGAAGTTCAATAAAATATTCTCCTTTAAGAAATGGTATTACTTTTCTATAATACTCTTCATCATATATTAAATTTCTTAGAATTGTTTCTTCAATTCTTTCAGTTGCCATAACTATATTCCGTCCTTGCTGCTTCTTCTAGTTTTGCCATTACTTCGTCTGTGAAGTATTTTGTAGGATCACTGAGTATAGACTTAGGATAAACATTACTACCACCAATGGCGATACGGTTTCCCACCCTTTTGAAAACTCCATACTTTTCACCCAATTCAATGAGTCCGTAGTATTTGTCCAATCCACGATCATCAAAAAATAATCTTGTAGCAACTTTAGCACCCTCCTTAGATAGTCTAGATTTTTTTGCCTCACACTTGATAATGTTACCAACAAGATCAGTGCCTTCCTTCTCCTTTGATTTGGACAAGTATATAATAGTAGATGCAGCATATTTTAGACCTGCACCACCACCCATTTCTTTCATTGGCACATAGGATCCAATCACATCATATGTGTGATTAGTAACAAGCATAGGTATACTAGCCTGTCCTAACTTCAATGTCAATACTCTAAATGCACCCTTAATTAATTGTGATTTAGTCATGTCTCTGACCTGTTTATCATTAGAAATGTCTTCCATCTCCTTTGATGTACTTAGCATACCAAGAGAATCAAGAACAAACATCAATGGTTGACGATCCTCCTTTGGTTCTTTCATATACTTGTCAACAATTCTTACTGCTTGAGTTCTAAACTCTTCAATAGTAGCAACAGGAAAGATTACCATACGCTTTGAATCAATTCCTCTGCTCTCAATGATATCCTTAGAGAGAGCAGACTCAGACTCAAAATAAATAACGCCACCGTTGCTATTGTTATCAAGAAAGTTACGTACAACGCTAAGGGCAAAGAAAGTTTTTCCTGTTGAGGACTCACCTGCGAGTGCTGTGACTTTGTTAGAGGGGATACCTCCAAATAAAGAACCACTAACGACAGCGTTGAAAATATAGCTGCCAGTATCAACAAAACTGGATGTATCTCCAGCAGCCACTCCGTCAGAGACGATACTTGCAAATTCATTTCCACTATCCTTTATAACATTATCTAGAAAACCCATCAGTTACCTCACTTTCGTACATATTAATATAATCGTATTGTTTTGCTAATTCAAGAGCATAAAACCTTGCAGCTTCACGATCTTCAAAGACTCTTATTTGTTCTGCTTCAAGTGCTTCCACCTGTGCATCCTGATAAGTTACTGTCCAAACTGTCCTAGTCATTCAAAAAACCTCCCTAGTGTTACTTTCTTTTCGTGTGTCCACCCTACACAGTTTAGCACATTTTTGAGTGGTTCCAAGAAACTCTTCTCAAATTGTAACTGATAATCCACGTATTTGTCAAGATTCATCTCTGGTGGAATGATGCTAAAGAACGAGATGCAATTCTCATGCGATGGATTTGGTGTCTTAAGATATATAAACTTTATCTTTTCTCCCTCTTGGATAAAAGGGTACTTGTGTTGGAGTTTATTTTTCCTAACGAAGTCGTTGTAAAGGAGTGCTCCCCGAACGTGGATGGGGGTTCCTTTACTATAGATGTCAGTTCTGTGCTGGTATTTCTCAAGGTTGTTAACTCCTCTGGGGAATGCAACTGCTTCTTGTCCTTGCTCTCGTGTCTCTGCTCGGACACCATTGACAAATGAGATAAGTTCATCATTTGTTTTGCCGATAATAATTTTAAACGCTGCATATAATTTATCCCTGAAATATTGAGGTGTTGATGACCTCGCTGTTTCCAATCCCATGATCTTCATCTTGGGTTCTTTATACCTGACTCCTTCTGAGTCCCATACGTTAAGTATGTATCTCTTCTTGGCAGTCCAGATACCACGGTCAGCGATGTTCTCTCGCTTCATAATCATCTTTTGGTCATACGCTGCAACATACGTTGCAAGCTCCTGATAGGACGCTTCAATGAACGGTTCAAGTTTATCTTTACAGACCTTATCAAGTAACTCAACAATCTTATTCTTATCGTCAGACTTATTACTAAAAAATTTATCAACAACAGGTCCGAGATTAAGATATATTGAGTCGGTGTCAGATGCAATGACATAATCTACCTTATCTGTTGTGAGCAGTTTATTTAGATAATTATTCATCTTGTTCTCAATCCATCGGATTGAGACTTGTCCAGATAAGGTGATTGCTTCAGCGTTTGCAAGACGATAGTATCTAAAATGCTCATTGCCGATAGCACCATAAGCAGAATTAAGAGAGATCTTCTTCGCCATCTGAATATTATTGCATCTGGCAATCTCTTTTGTGAGTTCAACTGACGGATTCTTTTCATACTCTTGCTTTGCTTTGATCATCTTCTTCTTGAATATGACCCTAGAGTCATACATCTTCTGCATCATTAACGGCAAGAAACCTTGCATGTCCTTTCTGTACTGTGCTCCATTGGCACATACAGCATACTCACCATCTATTGTTACCTTTTTTTGAAGTATTCCATCAACCGATACTGTTGAGTGTCTGTCATCTGTGAGCGTTTCGGGGGAAATATTATATTGCATAATAAGATGAGGGTACAAGCTATTGAGATCAAAATTGACCACCCAATCATAGCGTCCTGGTTTCGGTTCCTTGACATAAGCTCCTGCATATTTTGCATCTTTAGTTGCCTCCCTTTTAGGTGGGATAGCAATTTTACGTTTGTTTAATTCACAATAAATGTAATTATCCCACATCCTAACCTGTGAGAATACATCTTCATAATTCACCTTAGCATCATATGCCATAGTGAATGCCAAATCAAGCAACTTCATCTTATCATCAAGTTGATCTACCAACCTAACGTCATGGATGTTATATTCAATAAACTTTTGCCAATCTTTTTCATAGAACTCTTTGAATGTATCAAACTCAGAGTGATCTAATTTTCTCTCTCCAAGTTCAACCATACAGATGTGATCAAGGCGATAACTTTCTTGGTTTGTATAAGTGAATTTCCTGTATAATTCAAGGTAATCCAACGTAGCAATTCCTCGTAAATCGTAGGCGACTTGTCTTCGTCCTTTGATATAAATTTCTCTAGAAGATATAAGTTTCCACGGGCTAAGAGACTTAGTAAACTTCTCGCCAAGAATCCTATCAATACGCCTAGCGATATAGGGAATATCAAAAAGCTGTACGTTCCAACCTGTAATAACGTCAGGGCAATTCTCATTCCAATACTCCAAAAATGCATTTAACATAGACTCTTCAGATCTGAAGTGCATATAGTCCACATCAGAATCTTTGTTGTCAAATGATCTAGCACCAAAGACAATGATACGACCAGTATAAGAGTCTTTAATACTGATCGCTAGTATCTCTTGGTCTGCTGTATCAATATCAGGAAATCCATTCTCAGCAGCAGTTTCAATATCAATGTTAAAGATACGAATATGTGAAGTATCATACTTGATCTCATCCTCTGGATGCTCCTGAGTGATGTATTGATATAGGTAACGAGTGTTACCATAGATATCAAAGTGTTCAACCTCCCTATATTTCTTAACAAAATCTTTAGCATCATTGATAGAACCCATAGAAAGAGGTTCTACACATTCACCTTCAAGAGTTTTCCATTCAGAATAATTTTTACTTGCAACATAAAGTGTAGGGTTAAATGGAACCCTGTAAGAGAAAGAAGAACCGCCCTCGTACCCACGTACTAGAAGACGGTTCCCTACCTGTTCAACATTAGTGTAAAACTTCATTCAGTAAGTACTTCAGGCTCAATTGGTTTGTAACTGTAGTAACTGGCAAGGAGATCCTTACCTGGTTCTATAAAGGTTAGTATATCAGAAGATCGTATGACTGTCTCCTTTACATCAGCAAATGGTAGCCAATCTCTAAGATTAGTACCATCTATTGCTAATGGTTCTACAAGGATACAGTCAGGATCACCCAACTCTACCCCTTCAATTTCCTGTACTTGTGCCAGCAGCCACTGGTCCTTCAGTAGCAGCACCTGTAGGTTCTTTTGGTTCTCCATCAGTAATTCCTAAAATATCGTTTCCATTGTTAGGTAGGAATGCAAGATTAACATTTGCTTCCTTCAACTTACCAACATAGTTAATAAGAATATCCTTTGCTGGTGGCATAGCAGAGACCACTGATGCAGGATTGATGCGATGATCTTCGTATGGAGTAAATGGATTCCACCTACGATAGGTTACATTAAACTGTTCATTACCATTAGCATCTGGTTCTCCAGATTGAAGATTTAGTGCCAATGGATATAGAAGTTGATAAGCAACAAACTTATCTTCTTCACGTACTTGTCCAAAGTTAGCGATCACAGTCTCTCCTGTAATAAGGGAGATAATACGAACATTATGATCAATATCAGACGGTGCAACTTCTGGTGTTGCTGCCGTGGGTGTTTCAGTCATATTACAACGTTAGTTTGATTTTATTATAGCAGTTAAAGAAGGGGGTGTCAAGCACCCCCTAATAAATTTATTTAGATCCTTTCAAAGATCGTTTTTTTTCTGAGAACCAAATTTTCTTTTGCTTCTCCTCTGGTACAAACTTTTCTAGTAGTACAGTAAGTAAACCATCTTTGTAATCTACTTTCTTAACTTCAATATCATCACCCAGTTGCCAAGTCTTACTAAAGGATCTAGTAGCGATTCCTTTGTGAGCATAGTTTCTTTCTTCTTGTTCTTCTGGATATGCTGATACTGTTAGAAGTCCTTGTTCTGTTGAGACTTCAATATCTGATCTTGAAAATCCAGCAAGAGCGACCTCCAGAGTGGTTGTGTTATCTGATCCAGAAACAATGTTGTAAGGTGGGTAATTTGTTCCACCTCCTGCAAGAGCTTCAAGTCTGGTGATTCTTTTGATGTCATTTTCAAATCCTAGCATGTAAGGGGTATAGGTATCCCAGTCAAATGTGACCATTAGTTTGTCCTCGTAAGCGACTGTGTAAATGTGACCCCGAAGGCATCACACTACTATTTAAACATGATCCATTCGTTTTGACAACCTTAAAGTTTTCTGGAGTACCGAATCATCGTTACGGTTTCTACGAATATAATCCATAGTGTGTTCAGTAAACATATCAAATGCTAGTGAAAACCGTACCTGTCCTGTAGTGTTGGCATCTACCTTATGTTCTAACCAAGAAGGAAATAAAGTTATCTTACCTAATTCATTCTTTACTTTCCAATAATTAAAGTACCATCCCAAATATGGAAAACAATAATCAGTAGTAGTTGGTAAATCAGATAGAGAAATATTACCACTCAGATAAGTATTCTCATGAAACGCATGTGAATGATGTTCAATACCTTTACCATTCTCCAGACTAGTACCCCAACCACGTATCCATATCTTATTTCTTGGTAAAGGATCTAGATCTAATTCTATCATATAATCTGTATAGATTTGATAGATCCTATCTGAAAGAAGACCTACTACAAAATCAGTATGAGAAAATATATTATACTTCATCCAATTATCTCTAGAGAACTTATAATGTTCACACATTTTAACTAAGTCTCTTGTGATTCCCTCGCCACAATCATCAATATAAACTGGTATGTCAAAAGATGGAGCGAAGGGAGTATTTGCATCCCAACTCTTCCATCTATACATGTTTGGATTATCATACTTAACCCTAGTAGGGTGATTCTCCATTAATCTTCTTGCTTTTTCCTACCAATATTATACTTGCTTTCTAGCGTCCAATCATCTTTATCTTTAAAACTTAACACTTTGATTTGATTTAAAGGAGCGAGATCTTCAACTTGTTCTTCTTTAACAATACTAATTAATCCCCAATCAGATAAAAGTTTTGCTATTCTGTTTCTTCTCTGAAGATCGTTACTTGAGAAGTTTGTTTTCTTACCATCAAGTGCGAAGAGTTCCTTGAAATGGACTATGTAATACTTTCCTTGCTTATGCAAGATGTGACATGATTGATATATCTTTTTTTCTTTTCTGGAAGCTACACCAATACGTGTTAATGTTTCTCTAACTTTTAAAAAATCATCTGGTTCACCCAATGTGACCTCAACCATGTCAGATTGTTTCCACTGGACTTCAATTTCGCTTACCATTGTTACCACCTTTTCTCAATAGATATGTAATTTTATCTAGTTGATCCTTGGTGAGAATCCTGAGTGCTTGGAGAGCCTTATCATCATTATAACCATAATACTCTTTAACTACGTCAAGATAATCAATAGAATCTTTCCTAGCCCAAGGAGAAAATCTTTTCCTTGGTTTCACACTATTTATGAAAAAGTCATATTGCATCTTAGAT